GCACGATGGCGCGGCGGGTGGCGGCGTAGGGGTCGGCGTCGAAGTCAATTTCAACGAACGTGCCTATACCGCCAACTTGTGCGGCGCCGCTCGTGACGCAGACGTTCAGTTTCAGGCCCAACTTCACCGCCAGCCGCAGTGCGTCACCGTCGTCGGCGAGCGGGTTCCAGATTCTTGCCGTGTCTGGGTCTATGCGCCACCACAGAACGCCTCCAGGCTGCCCCCAAACGCAGGTATACCCAGCCTCCTTTGCAGCCAGTTCCAGCAACTCTCGATCAGTCATCATCCCTCCCGTGTGTAGTAAGGCGTCTTTCGCACCGCGGTAGCCGCTGGCGCGCCAGGCCTGGGGAGGTCCAGCCTCTCCCGCAAGCGCTTTTCTGCCTCGGCCGCGGCCTGGTCTTCCGCGGACATAATCTCCGATCCTGCAGCCGCTGCAAGCAGCCGCCCAACATTCGTGTCCGCGTGCTTGACCAGTCGCACCGTCGTGCCTTCCATCCGCACGGTCATGCCTTGCACTGCCTGCCAGAGCTCCTTCGGCGTCCGGGGATCGTCCGGGTCGGCCTTCCGGATCGCCTTCACCGCGTTGTAAAGGGTAAACCGCATGCGAATCGCTTCGGCCTCTGTCGGGCAGGGGAAGCTCAACCCGCCCTCGGTTCGCCAAGCCTTCAGCCACGCGGTCTGTGCCATCGCCTTCATACTCGTGTCACTCGGCATAAGTTCTCCATCGAGGTCGGGGATCGTAAGGTAAGAAACCCCGACCGGATTAGGCGTTCAGTAGGCCAATCCCACTAACCCGCACGGATTACTCTCCCATAATCCGGGCGTTCTTGCCATATCCGCGTGCGATTACTTTGCGAGCGTAGCCCTGCTAGTCCTCGATATGCGCTCTGCATGCGCTCTGGAAACCATGCGCGTTCCGGGGATATTCATTGTAGGTGGTCCCTCCCCCGTACCCTTCCGCCCAAGGGGTGTTACGTACTGTTACAATTAAAAAAAAAATTGTAACAGGGGAGCGGAGGTCCGTAAGGGTATACGGGGGGGACCACCGCTAATGAATATCCCACGAACGAACGGGGAACGCAGGGCGCACGCCAGAGCTACCGCAGGGGGTAATGGTTACTCTCAGCTGAACATGTGAGGGTTAACCCTCGACCCGCGCGGAGGTCCCTAATCGGGCCATAGAGCGATTTTTCGTCGGGAGGGTAGGATAGCCCCGACTCGCCCCGAAAACGTCGCTACGGGCCGATTAGGGGCCTCGCCGGGCATGTCCGATCCGTGCCGCCCCACACAACGGCGGTCGCCGTCAATCCGCCCGGATTACCCAGGGATAACCCGCCCGGCCCGTCAGCCGCCCGCACCCGTGACTGCGAATGAAAATGACTCGCATTCCGGCCAGGGAGCGTAAAAAAGCCCCGGGCGCCCGGGGCTGGGAGTTGCGGGGATTGACCGATCAATCGAGTTGTGCGAGCAAATCCTCGCCATCGTCGGCCTTGCCCGATGCGAGTCGGCGCTCCGTGCGGATGGCTTCGATGATCGGCGCAACCCGCGGGTTGCGCTCCAGTTGCCGCTTTTGATCGACGGACAGGCCGTCGAGATAGGCGACGAGAGTCACCCGGTCCTTCTTCCCCGCGTACATGCGGATAAGGGCTTCGAGGAGGAGCGTGCCCGATCCGCCGCCACCCTCACGGGCCTTATTCCATTGCCTGTGCGCGACGCAGCGGTCGATCACCTCCATGACGGCGGCGCGCTTGTCGGCTACCGTCGCGCTCCGCCCTGAAACGGGGTTGCGCGAAATGGCGGCCGCGTCGATGAACTTCTGCTTCGCGCCGTGCCACATGTAGGCATGGGCGAGGGGCTGCAGGTCTTGTTTGAAGACCTTGGCCACCTCCCCATCGGCAAACAGCAGCTGCATGCAATGGACATCCCCGTCCACGCTCACCTCGACGCCGTCCACGTCGAAAAAGGTCACACTCACGGCCGGCACACGGCCCGTCGTCGATTCGCTCATGTCAGTCTCCAATCGGGCGGAATTGCCCCGCATGCGTCAGGCGCATTCACCTCCGCATGCGGCGCGATTCGTCACAATTCACACATTACTATTAACTTCCGCTCAACTATCGCCGCTAGCCATGAGAGCCGTAGCGCCGGCAATTCTTGCTCAAAACGTCGCGCATATCTAGGCTGCGCTAGTATCAGCCGCGCCATATGTTGAGCTTCCGAAGGCCAATCTCGGTACGGTATAGCACTTAGGTCAATGTCCTGTGTTACGGTGAATTGCAGTCTCATGGGGGTCAGTCTCCGCTACCGTGGTCAATCACCACGGTTCCCAGGATGCCACCCCGCGCCCGGATTGTCAATCCCCCGCGCCTGCCTTTTACAATCTGTTACACTCCCCCTCCGGCTGTCGCATCCGCGCCACTGCCGTCCGTCGATGCAAATGCGTCTCGTTCGCAGCCTGCAGCCCCCTCACCGTCGCCCAGCACCCCCGGGGGTATCTTGCGGCAGGCCGGGGGCCTCGCGACCCCACCTTTATCCGAGGCTGCCTCTCCACGTGCCACCAGGCTCATTACCCCGCCCCCATCTTTTGCTTCGTAATGGGTCCCTTATTGTCAGGGACTCCCAAAGTGAAATTTGGGCGGATTATTGAAAAGTAATCCGGGCGGATTCTCTTACTGAAGGATCCCCGGGCCCGGCCCTTGACCGCGGCGGCCAGCCATGCTACCCTCCGGGTCTCGAACTAGGAGCTGTCATGGACGCAACGACTGCATTCGTCGCCTCGCAGGCGCCGCGGGCTGGGTCCGCCCCGCTGCAGGGCACGACTTCGGCTGCGAACGCCGTGGCCCGGGTGAACTACAGCCACGATGCGATGATCGACCTGATCATTGCGAACCCGGCGATCAGCCAGAACGAGCTGGCCAAGCACTTTGGCTACTCGGCGGCCTGGGTTTCCCGCGTGCGGAACTCCGACGCCTTCCTGGCCCGGCTCGCCGAGCGGAAAGGGGACATTGTCGACCCCAGCATCATCGCGACGGTCGAGGAAAAGATCCGCGCGGTGGCCGATCGGGCCTGGGACACTGTCCTTACCAAGCTCGACATGGGCACGGCGACCTTCGACCAGGCCCTCACGGCTGCGGACAAGGCCAGCAAGGCCCTCGGCTACGGCGCACGGCAGCAGAATGTCAACGTCCAGCAGAACTTCGTCGTCGCCCTGCCGCAGAAGGCCGCGACGGCTGATGCCTGGGCAAACCGCTACGCCGGCCCGAGCCCGGATCTGGCCGCGCTGAAAGCCACTGCGGAAACTGTGGAGAGCAAAGATGCCTGAATGGCTGCAAGCCCTTGTCACCGCGATTCGTAATCGCCAGGCGGCGCCTGTTTCGCCCCAGCCCGGGGATCCAATGCTGGCAGACGTGCTGAATCCGGCACTTTCACTCAACCGACGCATGGCCTCAGAGGGACAGGTAAGCCCTGCCCTGCCCGACCAGGCCACGCCAGCTGTTCCCGGTGCTGGGGCACCTCGCTTTCAGCGAGCGTTCAGTCCGGAAGAGCGGGCGATGCAGCAGAAGCGGCTCGCAGAGATCCTCGCTCGGCAGCCCCGGTGAACCTCCCCGCCGACGTCCAAGTCGTCTGGCAGCCCCAGCCCGGCCCGCAGACCGCACTTTTGGAGTGCCCGGTCTTCGAGGTCTTCTACGGCGGCGCCCGGGGCGGCGGAAAGACCGAAGCCTCCATCGGCGACTGGCTCCAGCACTCTTCGACCTACGGCGAACACGCCATCGGCATCTTCGTCCGCCGGAAGCTGAAGCAGCTCGAAGAAGTCATTGCCCGTACGCACCAGATCTTCCCCAAGATCGGCGCGAGCTACAACGTCCAGCAAAAGACCTGGACCATGCCCGGCGGTGGGCGACTGAAATTCGTCTATTTGGAGCGTGACACCGATGCCGAGGAATACCAGGGCCACAACTACACCAGGATCTACGTGGAGGAAGTTACCAACTTTCCTTCTCCAGGCCCTATTAATAAGCTTCGCGCTACCCTTCGCTCTGGTGCTGGTGTGCCTTGTGGCATGCGTCTCACCGGAAACCCTGGAGGCCCTGGGCACCTTTGGGTGAAGGCGCGGTATATCGACCCGGCGCCGCTGGGGTACAAGATCATCACCGAGTCGGAAGTGCTCGAAATTGAGGGGCAGAAGGTCGAAATCAGCCTTGATCGCGTATTCATCCCGAGCAAGCTTGGCGACAACGCGCTTCTGCTCCGAAATGACCCGACTTACGTGCTCCGTCTCCGGCAGTCTGGCTCTGAAGCCCTCGTCCGTGCCTGGCTTCTTGGCGATTGGTCCATCATCGACGGCGCCTTCTTCCACGAATGGGACGAAGAAAAGCATGTCGTGCCGGAAGAGCCCGTGCTGCGGATCCTGCACGCAGGAATGACGATTTTCCGAGCGATGGACTGGGGCTCGTACCGCCCGTTCAGCGTTGGCTGGTACGCCTACCTGGACAAGCCTTATGAAGTCGCCGGTCGGGTGCTTCCGAAGGACTCGCTGATCAAGTTCCGAGAGTGGTACGGAGCCAAGGGCCCGAATATCGGCCTGAAAATGGATGCTCCATTGGTCGCTCAAGGCATCCGCGACCGGGACCAAGTGCTCCGTAAGCTCGGCCTGCGCGTCGACCCAGGTGTCGCCGACCCGGCAATCTTCATCCGAAACGGCGGACCAAGTATCGGCGAAATGATGTCTCTGCACGGAGCCGTTTGGCGGGCAGCGGATAACAAGCGGGTGCCGGGGGCGCAGCAGGTCCGAGCTCGCCTTGCCGGCGCAGAAGGCATCCCGTCGCTCTACATCGCCGATTGCTGCACCGACACCATCCGCACGATCCCGGTGCTGCAGCACGATGAAACCGACCCGGAAGACGTCGATACTGAAGGCGAAGACCACGCCTACGATGAGCTGCGGTATGCCTGCATGTCCCGGCCCTTCCATCGCCGGGTCGTTCAGCCGGCAGTTGCGCGCTATCCGAAACTCCCAGGCGAACGTACAATCAACGAACTTGTCGAACAGCTTCGGCGCAAACGCCTAATGGCTGAGCAGGACTAATGCGCGAGCATCCGATTCGCTGGTACATCGGTGTGCCTCCTGTGGAGGCTTTTGGTACTGTTGACGGCAAGGGCACGCCGGTGGTGATCAATATCCAGTCGGATGCCCCACATTACCTCAAGCCGGATAACACGGTCAAGCGGATGCTTGGTGAGGCCGCGGTTACCCTGACTGACGGTGCGACGATTGCTATTGATGCCAGCCTCGGCGGGAACTTCAAAGTCACGCTTAGCGGGAATCGTACACTGGCAAATCCAACAAACCTGGCTGACGGGCAAGTTTTCAACGTCCGCATCAAGCAAGACGCTACTGGTGGACGGACGCTTGCTTTTGGTAGCAAGTACAAGTTTCCTGGCGGAACTGTGCCCACACTTACCGCTGCGGCAAATGCGGTGGATTTCATCTCCTGCCAATACGATGCCGGAGATGATACGCTGATTGTCGTGATGAACAAGGACTTCCGGTGATTGTTGGGCCGGCGTTCTTCAGCAGCCCTGCGGAAGTCGGGGGAGACCCTTATTACGGCGACACTATCCTGATAATGAACGCGCAAGAACCTGACGGTTCCTCGACGATCCTGGATACAAGTCCCTACGCAAATTCGCTGCCCGGCGCTTCGGGAATGACCATTTCTGGGCAGCTTGTTCGTTTCGATGGCGTGGACGATTACCGCGTGGCCGCCATAGGCTCTGAGTGGGATTTCGGGACTGACGATTTCACGATAGAAGTGATCGCAGATTTGGCAAGTTTGCCGGCATTGTGGACGCTTCTTACAAACAGATCTAGTTCTTTTTCCATGCCGGATACTGGGTTTATCCTCATTGGAAGTAGTTCTGGTGCTCTGCAAGCTGTAGCATGGGGACCTCCGGTAAATTTCGCCGCGGTTGTAATTGTCAATATCGTAGCCCCGGCCAGCACCGTAACTACTGGACTGCACCATGTTGTATTTCAGCGAGCTGGCTCGGACTGGACTTTAGGGTTTGATGGAACTTCTGTAGGTACAGCTACCAGTGCCGCAGCAATGGGGTATGACCCTACGTTCGGCCTTAGTGTCGGTAATGACTTCTCAGCAGGCGGGCGCTTTTTTCACGGCGGCATGCGGGTGCGTGTAACACGTGGGGTTGCTAGATATACATTCCCCTTTACGCCAGATTTTTCTGCCTGGCCCGATCCAACTTAATTGCTAGGGATTGACATGGACATGACCGCAGCCCTCGCTCCCGAAAACGCGCCTTTGCGCCGGGAGTACGACCTCTACAAGACCTGGACCGAGGAACTCGCCCAGGCCCTTTCGCGGGAAAAGAACTATCGCAAGGAGGCCGCTGAGGTCGTCACGCTGTACGAAGGCGACAAAGAGCAGGAAAACCAGTACAACATCCTGTACTCGAACACCGAGACTCTTGCGCCGGCGCTGTACAACTCCACGCCTCGGCCGCAGGTCCGTCGCCGATTCAAGGACAACGATCCGCTGGGTTTCGTGGCGGCTCGCACCGCACAGCGACTGCTAGAGTACCAAGTTGACAACGGATCGCTCGACTACCCGACCTTTGACGACCTGATGAAGGTTTCGGTGCTTGGCGCACTGGTACCTGGCCGCGGTGTCGTGCGGTACAGGTACCACGCCGAGTTCGAGGCCGTCAAGAACGAGCAGGAAGCCGAGGCGGCGGAGGCTGCGGGCCTTGCCGACCCGGGCGAAGAATCCGAGCCCAAGGAACACGAGGGTAAGGAAGTCGTCAGCTACGAGACGATTTGCGGTGAGGCTGTCCCCTGGGATCGCTTCCGGCACGGCTACGCCTTGCACTGGCGCGACGTCCCATGGATCAGCTACGAATACGAGATGACCAAGGTCGAGCTGGAGCGGAACTTTGGTCAGATGGGCGTTTTGGTTGAAGTCGGCGACGCCGTCGAGGATGCTGACCACGACCCGCAGAGCGGCAAGCCGCAGAAGGTCAAGGGCGTCAAGACTGCGCAAGTGTTCGAAATCTGGGACAAGGTGACGAAGAAGGTCATCTTCATCAGCCCCGGGTTGCCGGATCGAATCCTAAAGGAGGTCGATGACCCGCTGAAGCTCCAAGGCTTCTTCGACTGTCCGGAACCGCTCCGCTTCACTCAGCGCGTCAAGGGGCTGACCCCGACGCCGCTCTACAAGTACTACAAGGAGCAGGCTCGGGAGCTGAATCGCGTCACTGCACGCATCCAGAAAATCATTTCCGCACTTAAGGTCCGCGGGATGTACGACTCCCAAGTCGAGGGCATCGAGAAGGCCCTGGAACTCGACGACAACCAGCTCATTCCCGCTTCCGGCCTCGCCGCACTGCAAGGCACCGGGCAAGCCGCTCTAGAAAAGGCCATCTGGCTCTTCCCGCTCGACAAGCTCGTCGCGGTCCTGCAGCAGCTCTATCTCCAGCGCACGCAGATCAAGCAGGTGATCTTCGAGATCACTGGCATCGCCGACATCATGCGTGGCAGTACGCAGGCGAGCGAAACCCTCGGCGCGCAGGAGATTAAGAACCAGTGGGGCACCCTGCGGCTGAAGCGCGCGCAGAAGGAAGTTGCTCGCTTCGCCCGGGACAGCCTGCGGATCATCGCGGAAATTGCGGTGAACAAGTTCGCTGCGGAAACCGTCTCGAAGATGACCGGGCTGGGCTACCCAACCTTGGAGCAGAAGCAGCAGGCTCAGGCCCAGCTTCAGATGCTCCAGCAGCAAGCTGTGCAGGCTCAGGCCCTCGGCGACCAGTCCGCTATGCCCCCGCCGCCCCCGCCGGAGCTGATGCAAGC